AATCCGGATTGCAAGTATCACTGGCACCCGGAAGAAGAGGAGGATGCAGAATGAATACAGAATTAGTAAGAGCAGTGTTTGACTGTGGAATAGATGATTTGAGACTATTAGATGATGCGGAATGCGATATGTATGCAGTGATAGGTAGAATGCGAGAAGAAAGCATTGAACTGACAATGAACAACATCATCCGGCAGGTGTTTGAAGAAGGCAGATATATTCTTACCAAGGCGAGAGAGGAAAAGATAGCCAGCTTGCCAGCAGAGCCGATGGCAGAGGCGGACTTTGAGCTAAGAAGAAACTTGGGAAGGCTGAACCCGGAACAGGATTTCAGTTTTTGGATAAATCTGCAGGACACCAATTTTAGGGGCAAGTCTGAATTGAAGGAGTTATATGAATCAATGTTCGCAGAAGAGTTGGAGCAGTGCGAAAATCTGACCGGATATCCGATTGAATGGTAGGTGATGATATGACATATAGAGAAAATGCGGCGGTGCTGGAAACGTACCTGCATAATATCCGGAACATTGAAGAGATGCCACCTGGCCCGGCAGAGTTGGATGCACTGGATGTAGCAGTGGAGGCTATGAAAGCTGCAGTTGAAAACGTGGAGTACGGAGCATTTGCCTGGGACAAGCAGAGAGGCGTGTTCGTTCCAATAGGCAGATCAGTACTGGCGAAGCAGCTGTGCTTGAAACGATACCAGGAGAAAGTAAGAAACGGAGAGATACCGAGCTGGATCGATCCGGAGAAGTTCAAGATTTTGGAGAGAACGGTCGTAGAGATTGCAAGCGACTGGAAGGAGGCAAGGGATGAATAAAACGGTAAATTTATTTGTATTAGCTGGATGCTGGGAATGCCCGGACGATATTGGAGTAACTGTGGTTGCGATTTCCAGTGACGAGAAACAGCTGATTGATAGACTGGATCAGATAGCAGACACCCAGGCAAAGGAGTATGTGAGCATTGAAGGTAGCATTCTGATGGAAGAGCATACAGACACTAGGTACGAAATCAGCGGAGGTATCAGCGGCAACGCAAGGTTCTACATCACGGAAGAGCCTGCAGTAATCAACGAGGCACTTATGGGCGAGATCAGCAGAGCAATGAGTGAAAGCGACAGAACTGAGGATGTAAAGAATTATCTGCAAGGACTGTATGAAAGCGAAAACCTGGACGAAGAAAAGTACGAGGAACTGGTAGACAGCGAAGAGTTCCTGCAGAAGGCAGTCGAATTATTCGATAAGATGGAGGACTGTAACACGCCGTTCAATACAACGATGGAGTTGGCGGTAGACGAAGCAAGGAAGGAGATGGCAATATGAAGAATACATTAGGAGACTTGAATAACCACCTGTTCGCTCAGCTGGAAAAGCTGGGAGACGATGATCTGACAGGAGAAGAGCTGGAAAGCGAGTTAAAGAGAACCGACGCTATATGCGACATCAGCGAGCAGATCATCAAAAATGGAGAGTTGCAGTACAAAGCAATGAAGCACATGGACGAGTATGGGTACGAAAGACAGAAAGCAGTTCCGGAAATGCTCGAAGTTCATGCGGGGGGGGGCGAACCATAAATGAGAGGCTGGCCCGAAGAAGTGATCGCCTGGCTGCGTGAGAATGTTCCGGGCAGAACCACGAAACAGGTTACAGAGCTGATAAATCAACAGGGGTTCGATAAGAAGTACGAAATGGTATTTTCCGATGCGGCGATAAAAGGCGCGAAGAACCGGTATGGCATAAAGAGCGGCACTACCGGCGGGGTTCCAAAAGGGTACTCACTAAAATATCCGGAAGGAATGGAAAGTTACATTCGGAGCATTGCGACAGGGAGAAAGACGAAGGAGATTGCAGAACTGGTGTCAGCACATTTTGGAATAGAGTTCAGCGAGAAGCAGTGCAAGGCATACAAGAAGAACCACGACATCATCAGTGGCGTTGACTGCAGGTTTGAAAAAGGACACGTTCCAGCCAACAAGGGAAAACCAATGAGCCAAGAGCAATATGAGAAGTGCAAGGCGACGATGTTTAAGAAAGGCGATGTCCCGGCAAACCACATGGAAGTAGGCGAGTACACACATACGACAGACGGCTATCTTATCCGGAAGGTTAAAGAAACCGGTCCACAATGGGAGAGGTTTGAGTTTGTTCATAGAGCAGCATGGGAAGAACACAACGGACCAGTTCCCGAAGGTAAGATGGTATCGTTCCTGGACGGAAACAAGGACAACTGCGACATAGAAAACCTGGTACTGATCGACAATGCAGAGAACCTGGAAATGAACAGAAGTAGGTTAAGGTTCGCTGATCCGGAAAGAACAAAGGCCGGTGTGCTGGTCGCAAAGGCAAGAGTAACAGTTAGACAGAAGAAAAGGAGAAAATAGATGGAGATTAAAGCGGCGAATGCAGAGGAGACGATCCGCTGCATCCTGGACGAAGAGAAAATGACCCAGCAGGATTTAGCAGACAGAATGGGAATTACAAGACAGAACATCAGCCAGTCTCTCAATCGAAACGCCAAGAGTATGAGATACGATAGCTTCTCAAAGATGGTAGCGGCTCTCGGTTACGAGATTGTTGTAAAAAAACTTTAATAAAATACGCAAATTAGAAGTAAACCTATTGACAAATACGCAGTTGCGAAGTATAATATATACATAATCAAACAACAAATAAAACACACGGAGGTAGTGGTTATGTATAACAGAGAAGATTATAGAGAAGCACTGGAAGAAAGAGAGAAATGCAACCTGTATTCAGATGAATGGAGATTTTGCCAGGCAAAAGTTCAGAGCATTGCAACAGCTATGGTAGCCGCAGGAAATAACTGGATGGTGGGTGAAATCATCGACGAGCTTTACAGTCTGAGTGACTGCGGTTGCGAACTTACCGACGAGGCAGTTCGATTTGACCTTTGGATTCTTGAAAGCAACGGCCTCGAAGAGAAGGCTGAGGAAATGAAAAAAATGTTCTAGGTAAATTTTTTTACCTGCACAACTCGCAAATGAGTGTTTCACGTGAAACACAGTTCGCAAATTTGAAAGGAGCGTATTTGTATGAAGGAAGTATTGAAGAAGTTAAGAGCTTTAGAGGCTGAAATGGAAGAAGCCGAGAACCAGTCAGAGTATTGGATGGAAGAAGAACACCTGGATATGGAAAAGTCAAACAGCTACGAGGCTGAGACAGACAGATTGTACCAGGAAGTGTATAAGATGCACAACCAGGTGGCAGATTTCATCGTAAGCCTCACTTCCGGTCAGATTGACAAAGTGACAGCAATGTTGATGATGCGTCAGAGAAGATCAGACGTAGAGAGAATTTTAGAGATGGCGTAGGAGGACAACAGATATGATGAAATCAGAGTTTATCGAGAGAACAGGGTTTGAGCCGACTGAGGCAGAATACAGAGAAATTGAAGCAGAGTACATGGGATGCGACATCGACAAAGACGAGTTCTGCAAGACATGGAAAAAGCAAGGTGGCATTCAGAGACTGATGAGACTCCGTGCGAGAAGAATCGAGGAACTCGAGGCAGAGCTTGCAAAAGAGAAGAATGACTACGACAGAATGGATGCTCAGTATTGCACCAAGATTAATGAACTTAAAAAGCAGATTTCAGATGATGGACTGGCTCTTAATAGCATGAATGCTCAGATGGGATTGATGAGAAATAAGGCTGCGGGAGAAATTGAGGAATTACTCAAGAGAGCGACCGAGGCAGAAAGAAAACTGGCAATCCTCAAAGAGGCATTCGATATCATCACAGGAAAGGAGACGAAGTAATATGGCATTATTAGAGGTTAGGACAGAGTGGGCGGTGTATAAAGATTGCTTCCTGCAGGTGGCAAGATACCAGGCAGATAACAGCAGAGCAATCGAGATATGGAACAACGAGGACGGACCTATCGCAAGAATCACGGTATGCATTGCAGGAAGCGGACTTGCAGAGGACGAGACAGTGATCGACACGAATAATTGCCCTTGGGCGATGGAGCTTATCAAGCAACACGGTTTCGGGCAGGCTACCGGCAGAATGGTAAGAAGCGGTTACTGCACATATCCGGTAGCAAAGCTGGACATTGAGAAAATCGGTGAGTATTTGGAGGTGGCGTAATGGAAAGAGTGTATTTCAGCATCAATGAGGCCGGAGCAAAAACGGCAAACGATATGATGTCATTCAGCGAGTATAAGACCGGGAGCGAGACTGCTGGTTACAAGGCACAGGTCGATAAGGCATACGAGCTGGCAGAGAAGGTAATCGAGGCAAGACCGACCGAAGAAGAAAGAGTGTCGAAGCTCTGCGAGAGATATTCAAGACGACTGGCTCAGAACATCAACAAGGATATTCAGATCGGCATGATGTGTCCGTCGGTAATGATTTCCGGAGCAGGAAACTTCCCGGTCAAAAAGAAGGAAAAGCAGGTAGCGGCATGGGATAAGAACCATGAGGACTATAAAGAGATTGAGGCAATCCTTGGAAAGATTGAGGCAATTTTTTATGGCAAGGACGTTATCAAGTCTGATGATGAGAACGCAATCGAGAAGCTGCAGGATAAGGTTGACGGATTGAGAGAGGACCAGGAGAGAATGAAGCAGGCCAACAAAGCAATCCGTATGAAGAACAAAGAAAAAGGCGATGCAACGCTGCAGGACATGGGATATACAGACGAACAGATCGCCCAGCTGAGAGAGCCGGACTTCTGCGGAAGAATCGGTTTTCCGGACTATATGCTGGCGAACAACAACGCCAATATCCGAAGATTGGAAGGAAGAATCAAGAGCCTGCAGAAAACGAAGTCCCATGGAACACGGGAGAGCGAGAATAAGTTTTTCAAGGTCAAGGAGAATGTGGAGGCTATGAGAATCCAGCTGTTCTTTGAAGGAAAGCCAGAACCGGAGGTAAGAGATATTCTGAAAAGCAATGGGTTCAGATGGGCACCGTCGGTAGGTGCATGGCAGAGACAACTCAACAATAATGGAAAATATGCGGTAGAGAGAGTTATCAGAGAGCTGGAAGAAATGGAGGCGGCAGAGTGAACATGAAGTTAGAACCGAGAAAGACTACAGATCGAGGTGGCTGGTTGTGTATGCCACTGGTAATAAACAGACCGGAAGGAAAACCTGGTTGGAAAAAGGTACGCTGCCCGGAATGCGGGACACTCTGCTGGCAGAGACCGGAGGATGCAGGGGTTGTTAAGGCATCACACCTTGACGGTGCGGTATGTACCAAGTGCGCATTAAGAAAGGCAGGTGACGTAGTATGACGATTAGAGAGGCGAGCAAAGGAGTAGTTACATCCGGAAGAGAAACCTATAATATCGGCTTCAACGATGGAGACGAGACACAGTTTGATGTTCAAAATCTCGAAGAACTGCAGGAGTGTTGGTCGGAGTTCTGCAAGGAAGAAAAGGTTGATCCTGGATGCGTAGACTACGTGGAAAGGGTGAGTTAGTGGAAGTTCTAACAAGAGCCATAGCAAATGAATACAGAGACAGGGCGTTGCTCCTGCCGTCAAACGGACTGCAGGACATTGGAGAAAGAAGAAAGTTGCGGCAAGAACTGCAGACCAGGTGTAATCTGACAGAGCTGCAGGCGGTGAATATCATAAATGGTTTTCACATTCCGGACCATGTGAGAATTGCAGAAGTAAGAGCAGCAAAGGAGGCAGAAGAACATGAGAATTGAGAAAGAAGGATTTGTGTTACACCTCGAAGGAACATGGTGCGAAATCTCAAATAAGTACGCTGTTTTGGAAAGCGGAGACGTAGCAGTAAATGAAGAGGATATTCCTGCAGGGTTTGCAGAAAAGAAACTGGATCGCTATATCGAAACACACAAGATCAGAGGATATGGTAAGGTTGACGGATGCGTGAAGAGAGTTGCGTGCGACGAAAGAACGAAGGAGTACATTCAGTTGCAGGCAGTAAAGCTGGACGATGATACATATATGGTGCAGGAGTTTGACAACGAGCTGGTATTTATGGGCGAGTTATGGAGCGGATGCAAATATCCGGACGAAGTGATTGACTGGATGAAGAGTAACTATGAGATTGAAAGTTGTCTGACCGCAGAGGTGTACCGTAGCAGTTTGGGAGATTGCACGAATAACGGCATATCTTCCTACACAAGAGAGCTGTATATCCTGGATGCACAGAAAGGTCCTTTTGAACCGGACGACATCAGACAGTGCGTGTATATCGAAAAGCGCGAGATTATGGGACAGGAGTATGTTGACTGCAAGCCTGCATACTGCAGGAAGCGCTGGTATATGGCGGGCGGCAATATTCTTTACACATCGGACAGCAGATTCAAACAGATTACCGGGATCAGCTACCCGATAGCGATTCACGACAGATACGAAGGGAGGTAGGAGATATGGTAATTGTCGGGTATTATGCACATGGCAATAAGCATTATGTGGCTTTCAAGGATGAAGCAGATACGAAAGGCAGATTTATGATTACGGACGGATTCCACGACAGACCGGTTACGGAAAGAAACCAGGGAAAGTATGAAGGGTACGTGAAAATCGACAAAGCAGAGTGCAATATCAAGAAGATTATCGGCCGTATTCGTGGTACAAGACCGTGGCATCCGCTTCTGAGATTACTGCAGAAGGAAGCGGGGTAATTTTTTACCCTGGAAACTCGCAAATGTGAGTGTTAGGAAAAAGAAATTCGCAATAGTAGAACGCATGAGAATTAAATGGAGGCAGAGAAGATGAATGAAATCAGATTAAAGGCTTACGGATTTAGCATGGAGGCAGTAGGCAGTAAAAAGTTTATCGCACAGGAACGAGAGGCATTCTTGGATTTTACAGAAGAAAAGGTATCAAAAGCAGCAATGAAGTTATCCGGGAATGACGCTCGGGCAGAGGTTCATTCACAGGAAGTAAGAAACAGGGAAAACGCCGAACATGGCGAAGATTTGGTAACAATGACACATAAGACAACGCAGCCTATTTCGTTAGAATGGATACAGGAGGTTGTAAGACTTGGGCGTGCCAGGGATTATTTTTCAGAGGGCGACACGATCGATATTGAATTTGACGGAGAAGTTATCCAGCATGACATCATCGGAATTGACGCAGAGAAACTTGTAGACAAGAGCCTTGAACACAGTATCACAATTCAGATGCACGACCTTGTGATGGAGGAAAGACCGTTCGATACAACAGGCGATTATGGCAGTAATGTGTGGGAGACATCAGAATTGAGAAAGTACCTGCATAGTGAAGAATTTCGTGAGAGATACAAAAAGCTCATTCCTTACCTAACAAAGGTAGTGAAAGAGAATAACAGCGGAGATGATACAGAAGATCTGTTTTTCTTACTGTCGGCGGATGAAGTAGACCCAAAGAAAACGCCGTATAAGTATTACGAAGATGTTACTAACCGGCAGAAGAAAAATGCAGACGGAGAAACAGATTATCACCGCTTGCGCTCGGCTAGTCGTGGCAATTCGTGCTTTACGTGGTACGTGAACTCTAGCGGCTACGTCTACGGCACCACCGCCGTCTACGCCCGTCGCTGCGCCCCGGCTTGTACCATTGCATAATCATATAATCCCGGCACCCGCGGATGCCGGGAAGAAAAAGGAGAGAAAAGAACATGGCAGAAATACAGAATATCAGCATTGAACTTGTAAAGGTCCACCCAAACAATGTGAGAAAAACGTATAACGATATTGAGGAACTTGCGGAGAGCATCAAAGCGAAGGGAATACTTCAAAATTTAACTGTTGTGCCCGACCCACAGGAACCTGGAAAGTATTTGACCGTAATCGGAAACAGAAGATTGACAGCAGCACGCATGGCGGGACTTGAAACTGTTCCCTGCATTGTTTCGGATATGGACGAAAAAGAGCAGACATCTGTAATGCTTTTGGAGAATATACAGAGAAGCGATCTGACCGTATATGAACAGGCACAGGGATTTCAGATGATGCTTGACCTGGGAGAAACAGAGGACACAATCGCTGAAAAGACCGGCTTTAGCAAGAAAACAGTCAGACATCGTTTGAATATCGCAAAGCTGGATTCCAAGACGCTGATGGAGAAAGAGAGACAGGATGGATACCAGCTGTCGCTTACGGATTTGTACGAACTGGAAAAGATCAAGGACGTAAAGACAAGGGACAAGATTTTGAAGGATTCCACAGATTCGAGAGATTTGGCAAGAAGAGCAATCAATGCTCAGAAGGAGCAGAAACGCCAGGAAAACATGAAGTTGTACGTGGCAATGATGAAGAAACTGGGATTAAAGAAAGCTCCGAAGGAAGCGGACAGTGAGTTTTACACGGATAAGTGGGAACGCATGAAGGACTACAGCCTCGACAAGGAGCCGCCTAAGACAATGAAGTTCGAGGACGATGGCGAGCCGATGTTCTACCTGGAAAGATATGGAACATTGTACGTGATCCGTAAGAAAAAGAAGGAAAAGAAGGTGCTTACGCCGGAAGAGGAAGCCAAAAAGCAGAATATGCGAAATAAGAAACAGATCAAGGCAATTCTGAAAGAAGCGGCCAATACGAGGAAGGCGTTCATTGAAGGTATTTTATCCGGAAGAATAAAAAAAGTCACAGACGAAAAGCAGGTTGAAGCGGACCTTTTCGAGCAGATGATGGATTGGGAGACATTCGCAGGTCATAACAAGCTGATTGAGTTCTTTGTTGGATGCGAGGTTTACAATGCGCCGGAAGAAGAAAAAGAAGCAGCACGTAAGAAAATGCAGGGACTCAGCGTACTGCAGAAACTTCTCTGTCTGGTATCCGCAATGGTCGCTGACGCAGATTTGGTTGAGTGGAATTACACATACAACACGGTCAAAGGTGAGAAGGTGAAGGCGTTCTACGGAATACTGGAACAGTACGGCTTCCAGTTTCCTAACGACGAAGAGAAGGGCGTGGTCGAAGGAACCAGCGATTTATATGTAAAGAAAGAAGGTGCAAAGTAGCATGAAGAGAGGACAGATTTACTACGTCAGAAGCAATTACAGAGAAGAGGGAAGTGAGCAGCGGGGGGGGCGCCCAGCAGTTATAGTATCAAACGATAAGAACAATGCGAACAGCAACACGGTCGAAGTGGTATATATGACGACCAAACCAAAGACTGACCTTCCGACTCATGTATATATTGAGTCAGCACTTAGACCATCAACACTCTTATGTGAGCAGATTTCCACGGTTTCAGAGGAAAGAATTGGAGAGTGGATTGGAGAGCTAACAGAAAGCGAAGTGCAGGATTTGGATATTGCCCTGGCGGTTTCGTTAGGAATGAAGTGTGGGACAGGGCAGTTAGATACGGACACATTAGAACATTTAAATAATCTGCAGGCGGAACTCGACAGAACCAAAGCCGAGCTGAGGGAAGCAAAGAGTGGTCCGGACTATAAGCTGTTATACGACCAGCTGATTGAGAAAATGCTCAGCAGATAGAAAGGAGACACGAGATGTACCTACTGGAAGAAGATTTGAAATTTCCAAAGGACAGTTTCAAAAGCATGAAGTACCAGCCGTATGAGATGAAGCCGTCATTCTCTATGGTAAGAGTATATCAGTGGTGGAATTATTGGTACGGAGAGGTTTACATATCATTCAGCGGCGGACTGGATAGTACAGTCTTGGCGTACATAGTGTGCCAGGCGTACAGAAAGTATAAATTGACCGGTAAAATTCCCTTGGTGTTTGCGGACACCGGGACGGAATTTCCGGAAATCAGAGAGTTTGTTAAGACATATACGAAATGGCTCAAAGAGCAGTTCCCGGAACTCGATATTGAGTTGGTAGTGATCCGGCCGAAGCATAGTTTTAAGTGGGTGTGTGAAAACAAAGGATTTCCGATTACAAGCAAAGATACAGCAGGAAAGATTAGGAAACTGAGACATGGAAAGCTCAGCGAGAAATACAGAAACTACTTGCTCAACGGAGATAAGAGAGGAAAATTCGGAATGCTGGCGAAGAAGTGGCAGTATTTGACGGACACGGAACGGATGCCTGCAGACATTTCGGAGTATTGCTGCGAGGCACTAAAAAAAGAACCGTTCAAGAGGTATGTCAAGGAGACAGGCAGACAGCCATTTATCGGCATAACACAGGACGAGAGTTTCAGAAGAGAGAACCAGTACAACCACACGGGATGCAATGTGTACGACGGTCACACAATAAAGAGCCAGCCTATGGGATTTTGGCCGAAGAATGAGGTTATCCAGTATGCGGTAGAGCAGCGCATTCCGATCTGCAGCGTGTATGGAACGCCATACCAGGACAAGAAAGGCAACTGGTACTTTACAGGAGAACAGAGAACCGGCTGTTGCGTGTGTGGCTTCGGGTGCCACTTAGAGCCGGTGCCGAACAGATTGCAGCGGTTGAGAACATCCGATAACGATAAGCACAGGAGAATGTGTGAGGGCTGCCTGCAGATAAAAAATCACGGCATGACATATGAGCAGGCGTTGAATTACGCAGGAATACCAACGGAGGAGGTGCAGGAAGATGAATAGCAGGCCGGAAATCACGGCGATGTTGTCGCTCTCAATCCAGCGGCACATCTGCCCGAACAATGATCCGAGAATTTACTGGGCCAGGGAAGTGACTTTCGACTACGCCACTACGAATGCGGTGCGAGTGGATTTTATGAAATTCAAGCCGGTAAACAATACAGTGTCCGGCATAGAGAAGGGAGACTTCTACTGCTACGAGGTTAAGTCCTCGGTAGAGGATTTTCACTCGAAGAACGGTCACAACTTCCTGGGAGACTACAATTACTATGTGATGCCGGAAGAAGTGTACGAGCAGATCAAGAAAGAAATTCCATACCAGGTAGGCGTGTATGTTCCGGATGGAACGAACTACCGGGGCGAGTGGTACGACCTCAAAGCAATCAAGAAGGCAAAGAGGAAAGATAGAAGCAGGCCAGTATCAGAAATGCTGTTGATGATGTTCCGGTCTGCAGCGAGAGACAGGAGGTGCCGGAATTGAAGCTGAGAAGATGTAATAAATATATGTTTCAGACAGTGAAGTGCAGTAAATACATGAGAAAAATTAACGATGGAAAATGTATAACACTTCTGACTGGGGATGAAACAGAAAACGGAAAGCCTGCATACTTCTACACAGATTACTCAGAGAAAAAAGAGAAAGACAGATTTAGGGAGGTTCCGGCAGAAGATTGGGGCGGTGGAGACTTTATGAAAACATATTACGAACCGTCAGAAAAGGAGTTTGTTGGAATTATTATAGGCATGAAGATGATTGTGGTAAAAGCAGAATTGTTTTGCGACACAAATTATGGGTACGATGGCTCGGAAAAAGATTACATAGGAAGAGATGTAAAAGAGCAAATGAAAGTCGCTATAGTTGCCTATGGATGCAATAAAACAAGGCTTGTACCGATGGATAGCTTTGAAATAATAAAGGAGGAAGATAAATGCTGATATTACCAATCAAGAAGAAGTGGTTTGATATGATTGCTTCCGGTGAAAAAACAGAAGAGTACAGAGAAATCAAGCCGCACTATGACAGCAGATTTATGAACGCTTTCGGCTTTATCCTAGTTGGAGGACAGATGGTATATGGAGATGCAGCACCGGAAGAAATCCGGAAGCCATGGCCGGTACCGATAGTATTTAGAAATGGCTATTCCAAAGAGTCTCCGGAAATCATCTGCAAATGCACATTGCATTTCGGAGAAGGCAAGCCGGAATGGGGAGCTGAGCCAGGAAAATTATACTATGTGTTAAAAATACAGGAAATCGAGAAAGGAGCAGGACAATGAATAAAGTAATTTTGATGGGTCGTCTTACACGTGATCCGGAGGTTAGATATTCCCAGGGAGAACAGGCTACGGCAGTAGCTCGCTACACCCTGGCGGTAGATAGAAGAGGAAGAAGCCAGGAGAACTCAGCGGATTTCATTCCGTGCGTTGCGTTTGGCAAGGCGGCTGAATTTGCTGAGAGATATTTGCATAAGGGAACGAAGATTGTACTGACCGGAAGAATACAGACCGGAAGCTACACCAATAAGGACGGTCAGCGAGTATATACGACCGACATTGTTGCGGAGGACCAGGAGTTCGCTGAGAGCAAAAACGCAGAGAACAGCAGCCCAGGAGGTTATAGCACACAGCCTGCACCGGCGCCACAGTCGGGGAATGATGGATTTATGTCGGCAGGAGACGACAGCGAGTTACCGTTTGTATAGGAGGGCGAAGGATGAAACAGTACACATTGAACAGAAAAACATACAAGGATGTTAAGAGAATGGATCATCAGCAGATGGATGCATTCTGCAAGAATTTATACAAGGCAGGCCATGCGGACGGTATGAAAGATGCGGAAGGTTTGACCGAGGATGAAGTAAGAGAAGTTATCCTGGGCGTGAAGGGCATCGGGCCAAAGAAGGCAGAGGATATTGTGAGCGCTCTGACCGCAGCACAGAAAGAAAGGAGTTAGTTGACAAATGGATAAGAGTAAAGTATATTTAGAAGTACCGGAGTTCACTGGTGAAAATGTACCGGTGGCAGTAGCGGCAAGAGTAATGAAAAAGGATCAACAGTTTATACGCCAGGGTATTATCCTTGGATTTCTGAAATTCGGAGTTGCTTTCAAGAAGGAAGGGAGCAGCCAGTACGATTACTACATTTCCCCGATGAAGTTTTGGGAAGAGACAGGCTTTGTGTATGCCGGAGAGGAATGCTAAATAAGCCGTGAGAAGTGCTGAATAGGTATAAAAATTGATGAACAGGAAACATACAGGAAACAAAAACGCCAGCGGATGCGATAAATACGCGCATTACTGTTTCCGTAGAGGAAACCGGCGCGGAACTATTTATGTAATCTATGATTTCTGCCGCTTCGCAGGCGTTTCCCCATGGTATTACTGAGCAGATGTGCCGATAAAAGAAAAAGAAGAACTTTGCCGGAAAGAATCGGATGTGCGGACAGATTTTCCATCGGTAGAATACAGGAGCGTTTTTATCAAGGATAAGGAAGAACCGGAGCACTGGGCGCAGCTTCATATGAAGGAAGATACCATGGATTGTATGTGACAGAGAACGACGATTAAAGAATTTGAAAAAGCAGAAAACAGACATTTGAAAATAAGAAAAAATTTTAAAATAGCGTATGAAATTTTTGCGATTTGGAGTAGAAAATTTCATGCGTTATTTTTAATAATATCCCAAAACACATTAATCCAGTGGTCACAACCTTAATTTTGTGGTGTGTTTTTCGGCACTATGACGGAGATATAATAAAACCACAAAGAAAAAGAAACAAATTCACGGAACTATTGAGAATCAGATATGGCAGCGAAATGTTTTTTGCGGAACTCCTGATTCGGAATAGGAAAGAAAGAGAGGGAGAGCTGTAATGAAAAAAGCAGGAAAAGGAACGGCGTTGAAGCAGAAGAGAACCTGGAAGCAGGAAGTTCAGCATAACTGGCCGCTGTATGTACTGATTTTACCATCGTTCGTGCTGGCAATTATTTTTTGCTATGTGCCGATGGGCGGTCTGGTGATGGCATTCCAGGATTACAAGCCGTGGCTTGGCATCACCGGTTCACAGTTTGTAGGAATGGATAACTTCCGACAGATCTTCGAATTCAAAGAATCGTATCAGGCGATCATCAATACGCTGATCATCGCTGTCAGCAAAATTATTCTGGGACTGATTGTTCCGATTATCATGGCACTGCTTCTGAATGAAGTACATAACATAGGACTGAAAAAAGGAATCCAGACGCTGGTTTACCTGCCGCATTTCCTTTCCTGGGTTACTGTAGCCGGAATGCTCCGCGATATCCTCGGAACCGACGGTATCGTCAACATGGTACTTCAGAAATTCGGTATTGATCCGATTTTCTTCCTCGGCGAGGCGGGCATGTTCCGACAGATCGTCGTTGCGTCCGACCTGTGGAAGGGCTTCGGATTTGGAATGATCGTTTATCTGGCAGCCATCTCCAACATTGACCAGAGCCTCTACGAGGCAGCCGAGATGGACGGCGCTAACCGCTGGAAACAGACATGGCACATTACACTTCCGGGCATCATGCCGATGATCATCGTCATGGCAACGTTAAGCCTTGGAAACGTCCTGAATGCCGGGTTCGACCAGATCTTCAACCTGTATTCCCCACTGACTTACAGCACCGGTGATATCATCGACACCTACGTTTACCGTCAGTCACTGATCAATGGACAGTACAGCTTTGGTACCGCCGTCGGCCTGTTCAAATCGGGAATCAGTCTGCTGCTTACTGTTGCTTCTTACCGCATCGCCTATAAGGTAGCGGGATATCGAATTTTCTAA